CGCATGACGACCCGCCGCGAATCCATCATCAGCAACATCGTCACCGCATTGGCGGGGACCACTGGTGTCAGCACACGGATCTATCGAAGTCGCGTGGAAGCCATGGCGCGTGGGGAAAGTCCCGCAATTGTGGTGGAACCCATCAGCGACACAGCGCAAGAAAATACAAGCCTGCCCACGTTGGACTGGAGCTTGACCGTGCGCATCGCCGTGATCGTTCGAGGCACCGCACCAGATCAATTGGCTGATGCCACCATTCAATCCCTGCACGGCAAGGTGATGGCTGACCTCACTCAAGGCGGCTATGCGATGGACACCATTCCGCAGTCCGTAAACTGGGAGCTAGTCGAAGCCGACCAACCAGCCGGCGTCGTCATGTGTGATTACATCATTCGTTATCGCACCTCCCTCACAAATCTGGCGAACCCGTAATGGCTACGATGGAAGACGAATACTGGGGTCAAGGTGGCACTTACCTCCTGGACTCTAAAACCGGCAAGAGGAAGCTCATTGAGCGGACAGAGCCGGCCAAACCTCTAAACCCTGAACCCGAGGAATTGAGCGATGGCTCTGCTGACACGCAAGCGCCTAATCTTGGCCAAAACGGAAACGACTGAAGGGACTGATTCCGTCCCAACAGGAACGACCAATGCTGTCCTAGTGCGCAACTTGGACATCGTGCCTATGCAGTCGGACGTTGTTTCTCGTGATCTAATCCGTCCTTACCTGGGCAATTACGAGCAACTGCTGGCCAACACTCGCGTCGAAGTGACGTTTGAAGTGGAACTGGCTGGTTCTGGTGCCGCTGGTACTGCTCCTAACTACGGCGCTCTTTTAAAAGCCTGTGGCTTGAGTGAAACCGTCGTGGCGACCACTTCGGTAACTTATGCCCCGGTCAGCAGCAGCTTTAGCTCCTGCACCATCTACATGCACAACGATGGCATTAAACACGTTGTTACCGGCGCTCGTGGCACATTTGAGATGAACTGTCAGGTTGGGGCTATTCCAACCCTGAAGTTCACGATGACCGGCGTTTACAACGCCCCCACCGATACGGCGCTGCCTTCTGCTACTTACACCAACCAAGCCACGCCGCTGATCTTCAAGAACGGCAATACCAGCTCGTTCTCGATCTACAGCTATTCCGGCATCCTTCAGTCGTTTGACTTCCAGATGGCCAACAGCGTGCTTTACCGCGAGCTGGTCGGCGGCACCAAGCAAGTGCTGATCACTGATCGCAAGCCTTCTGGCACTGCGATGATTGAAGCACCCACCATTGCCACGAAGGATTTTTTCAGCATTGGCACTGGCACCACCACTGGTGCGGTTAGCTTCCTGCATGGAACCACTGCTGGCAATAAGGTGACTTTCACCGCAAACCAAGCAGATCTTTCCCAACCGGCGTATTCTGATCTCAACGGCATTCAAATGCTGTCCCTGCCCTTGGTGTTCACCCCGACCACCGCAGGCAACGATGAGATGAGTCTCGCCTTCACCTAAGGAGCACTGCATGGCCTTTGTTCTCAAGCAATCCGACACTTACAACTGGCCTGTCACTTTTGACATCCCCGTTGATGGTGGGCGCTTTGCCAAACAAACGTTTGACGCTGAGTTCAAACGCCCCAAGCAAAGTCGGATCATTGAGATCCAAGAGTCCGTGATGAAACGCCTTCGCGCCATTCAGCGCGATGAGGACACCGACGGCATGATCACCGACCAGGAAATCGCTGATGAGATCCTGGTCGGCTGGTCCGGCGTTGAAGATGGCGAAGGTGGCGAGGTGCCATTTTCCGAGAAGGCCAAGCAGCAGGTTCTAGACGTGCCTGCTGTCACGGCTGCTGTGGTCGAAGCGTTTTTTGATTCCCTCAAGGGAGCCAAGAGAAAAAACTAATAGAGGCCGCCGAGCACTGGGCTGGCGGCGGGGTGAAGGATGAAACACCCGAAGATGCAGCAGTGCTGGGCGTGGTGCTGCCGGCCGACCATGGGGAGTCGGATGACTTCGAGGTGTGGGAAGAAAACTGGCCAGCGCTTGAAATGTTCATGCGTGCGCAGACGCAATGGCGCGTTGGCATGAATGGCATCACCGGCTTGGACTATGGCGCCGTGGCGTGGCTGCTTAAACTGTACGAAGTGGAAGACCAGCGTTCGCTCCTGGAGGATTTGCAGGTGATGGAAGGCGCGGTGCTTGCTGTGATCGCCAAACGGGAGGGCTAGGCCATGGCGATGAATATGAACGCCGCGCTGAATATCAAAGCCAACGTTGAAGGCGTCAACAATATCGTTTCGCTCAACCGTGGCCTTGCCGCCGTGGAAGGCACGGCCAAGGGCGTCACAGGCGCCATGCGTGGTCTCGCTGGCGCGTCTGCTGGCCTATCCGGTGCGTTGGGCGCCTTGGCTCCGCTTGCCTCTGTGGCTGGCCTTGTGGGGCTGGCCAAGAACGCATTGGAAGCCGGTGATGCGCTGAACGATATGTCTCAGCGCACGGGCGTCAGCGTTGAGGCGTTAGCGCGATTCAAAAAGGCCGCAGCGGTTAGCGGCACGGATCTGGAAAGCGTCAGCAAAGCCCTTGTGAAGCTGAGCAAGGCCATGCTCGACGCCGGCACTGGTGGCACGCAATCGCAAGCAGCTTTCAAAGCGCTCGGCATTTCCGTTAAAGATTCCAGCGGCAATTTGAAATCTGCCGATTCCGTCTTTCTTGAAATCGCAGACCGCTTCAAACGGATGCCTGATGGCGTCGCCAAAACGGCATTGGCGCTGAAGTATTTCGGTAAGGCGGGCGCGGACATGATCCCGCTGCTCAACATGGGCGGCGATGCTATTGACAAGCTCAAGGTCAAAATGACCACCGCCTTTGCGCAAAGGGCGGATGAGTACAGCGATAAGCTTGCAATGCTCAGCGGCAAAGTCGGTGCTCTTGGCGCTGATTTGTTGATCGCGCTGCTGCCGGCGTTGGAAAAAATCACCGATGTAGTCGGCGGCGCCATTGATGCGTTCAACAAATTGCCAGGACCGGTTAAAGCAACCGCCGTGGCCGGCGCCATCTTGGCTATCTCATGGGGACCGATCACCGGGTTGATTAGCGGCGCAGGAGCAGCGTTTGCCATCGCCGCTAACGGGCTCGAAATTTTGCGTTATCAGGCTGCCCTAGCAGGTGGCGTGATGCCTTTGCTCACTGGTGGCATTGAAGCGCTATCGGCAGCCATTTACGCGATCCCTGGATGGGGCTGGGCGCTTGCTGGCGTCGCAGCGCTCACGGCTTTAAGTGTGGCGCTTTACAACAACAATAAAGATTTTCAGAACTGGGCAAACAATGTTTGGACTGTCGTAAAAGAAGATTTTCAAAGCGCAATGCAAGCCATTGCGGATAGCGCCAAAATTGCGTTTGAAGCAGTCAACAAAAGCATGAAAGGCTTTGTTGAAACATCAGCAAATGTCACCAGTGTTGTCGCAGATGGCTTTGGCAAAATGTTTGGCTGGCTTGTTTCTAAAGCCAGAAGTGCTTTTGCTACTATTAGCACCACTGTTGCCGGCTGGTGGAACAGCCTTCCCGCCCCTTTACGTTCAGCAATAGGGCAAGCGGGGCAAAATGTTTTGAATACGCTACCTGGCGGGTATGCAGCTTCAGTATATTTTCGGGCGTTTAGCATGGGCGCTTCAAATAACCCAAATGCAAAAAGCAACAACGAAAAAACAAATTCTTTCAAGCCCGATGCTTTTATTCCCAATCTCTCCGCGCTAGATACCGGCGCCAAAGATGCAGCCGATAAAGCCGCAAGGCTTGCCGCCGAACGCGAAAAGCTAAGGCTAGACCTAATTGCATCTCAAGAACAATTTACATATTTAGAACGTCAAAAAGAAATTAACGATCTGCTACTGCAAGAAAATGACCTCAAGGCTCGCGGGTTAATTGCGGCAACTTCTGCAACGCATTTGAATGCACTTAACAAACAGGAAAAGCTTGAAGAGCTAAAGATTGAAAACGAGCTTCAAAAAAAGCTGGCAGATGCAGTTAAAGAAATGGATCCGCAAAGTCGTGCGCTCAAAGAGCAAATTGCTTACACCGATTCAATTGTTAAAAAAGCCGAGGCACGCCTTAAGCTTCAACAAGACCAAAAACTTGAAACCCAAGCAACCACTCAAGCGCTTAAACAGCAAGCACAAGAGCAAGCCAAAGCTATTGGGGATATTCGCAACCGCAGCAGATACGCCATCATCGGTGCCACGCAGGGCAGCGAGGCTGAGCAGCGCCAGCGTGAAATCGACGATTACCAACGCCGCATTCAAGAGGCCAACGGGCGCGGTGCTACGGATGAGGCAAGGCGACTACAAGAGCAGCTTGATGCGCTCATGCAGCAATTTAAAGAGATGGACCGCCTAGCCAACGATGCCGGTTTTGGTTTTGCTAAAGGCATTCGCGGCTATCTGGAGGGCATCGGCAGCCTGGCGGATAGCATTTCCAACGTCACCAAAAACGTATTTCAAGGGTTGGAAGACAAGCTGGTGGAGTTCGTCACCACTGGCAAAGCCAGCTTCAAGGATTTCGCAAACGAGATCATCAAGCAGCTGATCCGCATTGCGATTCAACAGGCCATCATGAAGCCGCTGTTGCAAGGGATTGGCAATTTATTTCCCGCCTTGAAACTCAACGCCAACGGCAACGTCTTTGCTGCCAACGGCATCGTGCCTTACGCGATGGGCGGCATCGTGGATCGCCCCACCATTTTTCCCTTTGCCAAGGGCATTGGCCTGATGGGCGAAGCTGGTCCTGAGGCTATCATCCCCCTTAAGCGTGGCGCTGATGGCAAGCTCGGCGTTGCTGGCGGCGGCGGTGGCACCACCATTAACGTGAGCGTGGATGCCAAAGGCAGCAGCGTGCAGGGCGACTCTGGCAAGGGCAATCAGTTGGCTCGGGTGGTTGCAGCAGCGGTGCAAGCTGAGATGATTAAACAGAAACGCCCAGGTGGCCTCCTGGCGGCATAATTATGGCAACCTTCACCTACACCCCGAGCTATAGCGCTAGCGAAGCCAGCAAGCCGCGTGTTGCCAAGGTGCAATTTGGCGACGGTTATGAACAGCGGTTGCGCTATGGGCTCAATACCGATTCCAAATCCTGGCAGCTCACTTTTGCCAATCGGACCAATGCTGAACGCGATGGGATATTGGCATTTTTAGAAGCAAGGGCAGGCGTTGAATCGTTTGACTGGACACCACCACGCGGCAGCGCCGGCAAATACGTTTGCAGCGAATGGAATATGGAAATGAGCAGTTACAACAACAACAGCATCACGGCAACGTTTGTGCAGGTGTTTGAGCCATGAGCGAGATGTTTCAGGAGCTGCTCAAAAGCTCCCCTTACGCCATCATCGAGCTGTATGAGCTGCATCTTGTTCAAGAGTTGCACGGCAGTAATGGAATCGTGCGTTTTCACGGTGGTGTCAATCAAACTCTTCCATCGGGTGATGTTGTGTGGCAGACCAACGTGTATCAAGCCTTGCCTGTTGAAGTCGAAGGTTTTGAATACAGTGGCAACGGTCAATTGCCCCGACCCAAGGTAAAAGTCGCTAATTTGCTTGGCAGCATTTCGGCATTGTTGCTTGGCGTTAACGAGATTACGCCTGGCAATGACCTGACCGGCGCAAAGTTTATTCGCATTCGCACCCTTAGCCGTTTTCTTGATCCCATCAATTTTGCAGGTGGTGTCAATCCTTATGGCACGCCAAGTAACGATGAAATGCCCCGTGAGATCTATTACGTGGATCGCAAAGCCAACGAAAACCGTGATTTTGTCGAGTTTGAGTTGGCTGCCGTATTTGATCTTGCCGGTGTTCGTGCTCCAAAACGTCAGTGCATTGCCAACATCTGCCAATGGACCTATCGCGGTCCCGAGTGCGGCTACACAGGCACCACCTACTTCAACGAATACGACGACACGGTTCTCACAGACCCAGCGCCCAACATTACCAATACATTTAGCAGTCTCGGTTTTGGCCAAAGTCTGTATTCATCCAACCAGATGGTTTCCAACAACGGTTGGTATCGCGCCATCATGCAGGCTGATGGGAACCTTGTTGTTTACTCCAAAAATGGAACTGCAGTTTGGACTAGCAACACTGTATTTGGAAATGGATCCTACAGACTTCGCAACGGGATTGATGGTGATCTGACAATTATTGATGTCAATGCCAATAAATACATATGGCAAACTCACACGGCAAACACTGGCGTAGGCGTTACTAGCATTGACTTTATTCGAGATTCGGGAGGCGCTATTGGCTGGGTGCCAGCGGACATTTCGCAAGGCCGCTCAGCATCGTTTGGATGGGAGTTATTTGGTAGTGCCAATGGCGGCGGGTCTGCCTCTGTAACACGCACCTTTGCTTCACCAACGGACCTATCCCCAGGCCGCTACGCAAGCATCAGGTTTACAGCCAGCGCAGTTCAGTTCCCACCCGGTCACTGGAGCGGTCAAAATTACAAATGGGAATTGCAGTCGGCAACCATTGTCGGATCCCAAGGCTTTTGGCAGGTCAACGAAACCTTTAATGCAACGGTCAACCTCAGCGGCAATAACCCGTTCCGCAATACACCTGTTGGCACTCTTACCTATGCCGGTCCTCAGATTCAAATCACTGGCACCAGCGGGTACGCCAACAACAATTTAGTGATGCAAAATGACGGCAACCTTGTCCTATTTGACAGCGGCAATCGAGCCATTTGGGCTTCGGGCTATACGTCAAGTGTTGAGCCAAGGATTGTTTCCGGCGCTTCATCGTTAATCACCGTCGATCCTGCCAAAGACGTTTGCGGAAAGCGATTGTCTAGTTGCAAAGCAAGATTTGGTGCGAATGCGGAATTGCCATTTGGCAGTTTCCCCTCGCTAGGTACTTTCTATGGATAATTGGAAGCAAGACGCCCTTGAGCACGCCTTGGCTGAAGCGCCAAGGGAGGCTTGTGGTTTGCTGGTCGTAGTCAAGGGCAGACAGCGTTATTGGCCTTGCAACAACCTGGCCGAGGGCGATGAGTTTTTTGTTCTAGCGCCGGATGATTTTGTTGCTGCTGAGGAAGCAGGCGAGGTGATGGCGGTTGTCCATAGCCACCCCACCACACCAGCGACACCAAGCCAAGCGGATCTGGTGGCCTGCGAAAAGTCCGGTTTGCCGTGGTTTATTGTCAATCCTGGCACCGAAGCATGGACCGAGACCAAGCCATCAGGCTTCAAAGCCCCATTGCTAGGACGTGAATGGGTGTGGGGTGTGCAGGACTGCTGGAGCCTTGCTCATCAGTGGTATCAGGAAACATGGATGCTTGAACTGCGTGATTGGCCGCGTCCTGCATTGCAATCTGAGTTCAACCAGGATCCGATGTTTGACCGCTGCTGGAAAGAGACCGGCTTTGTCGAAATTGATCGTGATGACATCCAGTTTGGCGACTTGCTGCTGATTTCGTTGAATAGCCCCGGCCTCAACCATTGCGCTGTTTATGTGGGTGATCAACTCATCCTTCACCACATCCAAGGCCGCCTCAGCTCACGCGACATTTATGGTGGCTACTATCAGAAGAACACAGGCCGTGTGCTTCGCCATTCCAGCAGGTGCCAGTGATGCGCGTCATCAAGGTTTATGGGTCGCTGGCCAAGTTCCTCGGCAAGCGCACTTTCAAAGCAGCAGTAAGTACCCCGGCTGAAGCAGTCAGATTCCTGGTGGCCAATTTCCCCGGCCTGAAGGTGCACATGGCTGACCAGCACTACAAAGTGGGAGTTGGCAAAGCCGAACTAGAAGCTGGTGCGCATCCAGAGCAATTGCATTACCCAGTCGCCCAGGCTGAGCCTATTCGCATTGTGCCGGTTGTGACTGGAGCCGGTGCCGTAGGGCGCATTCTTGCTGGCGTTGCATTGGTGGCGCTTTCGTTCGTCAGTTTTGGCGCTGGCGCATTTGCTGGCGTGGGAGTTGCAGGTGCTTTTGGCAGCTCTGTGTTGTTTGGCGTTGGTGCCAGCCTTCTATTGGGTGGCGTTTCTCAACTTTTGACGCCGACTCAAAAAATGTCCACTGGTACCGATTCAACTAATGATCCTCGCAAAAGCTATTCTTTCAGCGGCATTCAAAACGTAGCCAGGCAAGGCGTGCCAGTCCCAATTGTTTTCGGCGAATGTTTAATCGGATCCATTGTGATCTCTGCCGGTATCAACACGGAGGAAGCTTGATATGGCACACAAAGATCGCAACTTGATCATTGGTGCCGGCGGTGGTGGTGGCGGTGGCAAAGGCGGCGGCCGAAGTGGTGGCGGTGGTGGCGCAAGCGTTGCGCCTGATAATCTTGACTCAACACAAGTAGCCCGGATCCTCGATCTTCTCAGCGAAGGTGAGATTGAAGGTTTCCCCGCAGCTAGGGCTTACACCTGGGGCACTGATCAATACAACCGGGCAGCGTTGAAGAACGTTTATTTCAACAACACCCCCGTGCTGCGTGAAGAGGCTGATGTCAATAATGTACAAGCCTCCGACTACAACTTCGACGTTTCCAACGCGGTTTTTGCAATTCGCAAAGGCACACAGGACCAATCCTATACAGACATCATTGGCGACGCCAACCAGCAAGAGCACTCGGTCAATGTCAAGGTTGGCAAGAATGTCCCGGTAACACGGTCAATCACTGACACGGATGTCACGTCAGTGCGGGTGACGCTTTCGGTGCCTGCGCTACAGGTTTTCAAAAACAACGGCAACGTCGAAGGATCGTCAGTCACCTACCAAATCCAAACAAGCTATAGCGGCGGACCTTACACCACGGTGGTCACTGACTCCATTACAGGTCGGACTGCTGACCTGTACCAACGCAAGCAGTTGATCACACTGACCCATGCAGCCCCGGTCAATATCCGTGTGGTGCGCGTCACAGATGATGCGCCGGCATCTGGGACCAACGGCGAAACCGTTAACAACGATCTCTATTGGGCTTCCTACACCGAAAAGATCAACGCCAAGACTACCTATCCCAACAGCGCCCTATTCGGCCTGAAAATTAACGCCGAGCAATTCAGCTCGATTCCAACTCGGAGCTACCGAATCCGTGGCATCAAAGTTGCCATCCCCAGCAATGCTTCGGTCGATCCCGACAATGGGCGTCTAATCTATAGCGGAGTCTGGAACGGTACATTTCAGGCCGCCAAATGGTGTTCAGATCCTGCTTGGATTTTGTGGGATTTACTTGTTTCAAAACGCTATGGCCTGGGGGATCACGTTAATGCCAACCAGCTTGATAAATGGAGTTTCTACTCTTGCAGTCAGTATGCCTCAGCTTTGGTCGATGATGGCCTAGGCGGTAAAGAGCCAAGGTTTTCTTGTAACGTCAATATCCAAACGCAAGACGAAGCTTTTAAATTGATCAATAGCTTGGCATCAACCATGCGTGTGATGCCATTTTGGTCGGCTGGCAGCCTTACCCTTTCGCAGGATGCCCCAGCGGATTTTGCTTATGTTTTCAACCAATCCAATTGCACAGAGGCTGGCTTCAATTACAGCGGCAGCAGTCTTAAGACCAGGCACACGGTTGTTGCGGTTTCATATTTTGACCTCGACCTAAGGGACAAGGCTTGGGAGGTTGTCGAAGACAAAGAGGGCATCGACAAGTTTGGCGTTGTTAAAACTGAAGTCGAAGCTTTTGGTTGCACCAGCCGCGGCCAAGCGCGAAGACTTGGCGAATGGATTATCTACTCTGAACAAAACGAAACAGAGACGGTTACTTTCACCACTGATATTGCCGCTGGCACAACTGTCAGGCCAGGTGACATTATCAAAATTGCTGATCCTGCTCGCGCTGGTGTTGTTCGCTCTGGGCGTTGTTCGGCTGGTTCCACCATCAACCGCGTGGTGCTTGATCGTGAAATTACAGACATCACGCAGGGTTTCACTTTAAACGTAATGTTGCCCGATGGCACTCTTGGGATTGCCCATGGTTCCACCAGTAGTGGCAACATTGTCACCCCTGGCACCGCCCTATCTCAAGCGCCCGTTGCTGGCGCACCCTACAGCCTCGGTGATGCAAACGTTAGCTTGTCGCTATGGCGCGTGCTGGGAGTACAAGAACAAGACGGCGCCACCTATGCGATTTCGGCACTTTCATATAACTCCACAAAATACGATTACATTGAAAGGGGCGTGCCGCTGCAATATCGGGATGTCAGCGACCTTAATCAACCACCGTCAACACCGCTGAACGTCCAGGCACTTGAGGTGCTGTACGAAAGCAACGGCCAGGTTCAGCAAAAGATCATTGTCAGCTGGTCGCCTTCAAGTCGCACAACCCAATACGAACTGCGCTATCGCCTCAATAACGGAAACTACGCCTCAATTACCACTCGCGCTCCTGACGCTGAAATCATTAACAGCGATGTCGGTACCTATTCGATTGAGGTGTATGCCATTGGCGCTAGCGGCAAGCGTTCATCCCCTGGCTTGCTCAGTTTCAACGCCATCGGCAAGACCGCACCACCTCAGTCCATTCCAGACCTGTTCATTGCGCCAATTGATGACAAGAGCGCCGAGCTGTACTGGCCTCAAGCCGTGGATATTGACGTGCGGATCGGCGGCGAGATCAGGATTCGGCATTGCCCGCTAAGCGATAACACCGCCAGCTGGGGTCAATCAAACGATGTGGTGCCGGCGGTGCCTGGCTCGGCCACCCGCAAAATTGTGCCGTTGCTTGCGGGCACCTACTTCATCCGGGCGGTTGATTCGCTGGGCAACGAGTCTGCTGATACCGCCAGCGTGGTGGTCAGTCTCCCCGCCCCACAAGATGCGTTCCTAATCCAGCAATACGAAGAAGAAACCAGCAGCCCACCCTTTGCCGGGACCTCTTCCTTCATGGTTTACAACACCAGTGAAGGCGGGCTGACTCTTACGGCTCAAACACTTGTGGATAGCATGGCGCCTAGTGGTAACTGGGATGGCCTGGGTGTCATCGATTACATCGGCGGGTCAGTCAGCGAAGGAAACTACCAATTTGCTTCAACGCTGGACCTTGGCGGTGTCTATGACGTTGACCTGTTGTCAGTTTTAAAAAGCCGTGCGTTTGAACCCGGTAATTACTGGGATGATCGCATTGCTTTGGTTGATGATTGGGATGCCGTGGATGGGGACGATCTTGGTTCAGTCAATGCCAGCCTCTACGTGCGAACAACCAACAACAACCCCAGCAGCTCACCCACGTGGTCCGATTGGCAACCGTTTATCAACAACACCAGCCGCGGCCGTGGTTTCCAATTCAAGCTGGTGGCCAATGCTTCAAACCCAGGGCAGAATTTGGTCGTTGAACAGCTTGGTGTGATCACGCAATTCCAACGCCGCACCGAGCTGCAACGGAACCTAACCAGCGGCAGCAGCACCTACACCGTGACCTTCCCAACCGCGTTTTATGACGTGCCCAGCATCGGCATTACAGCCCAGGATCTCGGCACTGGTGGGTATTTCACGGTTTCTAACGCGACACGCACCGGGTTCCAGGTCACATTCCGAAATGGCGGGGGTAGCATTGTGAGTAAGGTCTTCGACTATCAGGCCGTGGGTCACGGCAGGCAAATCGCATGAGCCAAGCCACTCAGTACAACATTCCCAACGAAAGCGGGGCTTTGTTCAGGTCAGACCTGAACACATTGCTTGGTGCCATAGCGACGCTGAACTCTGGATCAACGGCACCAACCACAACCTATGCCTATATGTTGTGGGTCGATACCAGCGTTACGCCAGCGCTGCTTCGGATCCGCAACGCGGCAAATAATGCGTGGGTTGTGGTGGGTGACACAACCAGCGCCAACCTTGGGCTTGCGGCTCTGGCATCACCCACGTTCACGGGCACACCTGCAGGACCGACGGCAGCGGTAGACACCAACACCACCCAGCTGGCCACAACGGCCTACGTGTTGGCGCAAGCGGCAGCGGCAACGCCGGTCATTAACGGGACTGCGGCAGTTGGCACCAGCACTCGGTATGCCAGGGCAGATCACGTCCACCCGACGGATACCACAAGGGCAGCATTAGCCACGGCGCAGAGCTTTACGGCCGCCCAACGCGGAGCAATCACCGCCCTGACCGATGGCGCCACCATCACCCCAGATTTCAGCCTCGGCAATAACTACTCGGTCACGCTCGGTGGATCGAGAACGCTGGCCAACCCCAACAACCTGACGGCAGGGCAAAGTGGCGTGATCGTGATCACCCAGGACGCCACCGGTAGCCGCACGCTGGCCTATGGGTCGTATTGGAAGTTCCCAGGCGGCACCGCACCAACACTCACCACAACTGCCAGCGCTGTGGATGTGTTGGCCTACTACGTGGAAAGTTCCACCCGCATTACTGCCCGCCTTGTTAGCGACGTGAAATGAGCGTGATTAACAACAACCTCCTGCTCACTGCACCGGCTGCATCGGCCACCGGGGTGAGTAGATCCCTCCGCTTCAATTCCCCGGATTCTGCATATCTAGGACCTCGTACATTTTCAACGCCTACCTCAAGCACGGCATGGACGTGGGCTGGCTGGATCAAAAAGACTCTTAACACCACTTCTACCGATTATCGCGGAATTTTTGACGCTGGGTCAGGCTCTAATTATGCGTATTTAGATTTTTCTGATAATGGAGTCAGGTTTGCCAATAGACCGACCAGCGGCACCATCGCAGTTTTGCAGACAACGGCTGTTTTCAGGGATGTAAGTGCATGGTTCCATTTAGTATTTGTTTACGACTCCGCAAATGGCACCTCAACTGACCGTCTTAGGGTGTACATCAACGGCAATCGTATTACTGCATTTAATACAGTCACATATCCAGATTCGTCTCAGGCCAGCGTTATAAACTCTGCTGTTGCGCATCGCATTGGCTACGACGCTGGCAACTCTGGCTATTTAGACGCATACCTAGCCGACGTTTACTTCATCGACGGCCAAGCACTTGACCCCAGCAGCTTCACCACCACCGACGCCACCACCGGCCAGCTCATCCCGAAAGCTTTTAGCGGCGGATCATACGGGACCAATGGCTGGCACCTCGATTTCGCGGACAACTCGGCAGCAACCGCCACCACACTAGGGAAGGACTCTGCGGGGTCGAATAATTGGACACCAAATAACTTCAGTGTCACCGCTGGTGCAGGCAACGACAGCCTCGTAGACGTTCCCACTAACGGGGCGCAGACGGATACCGGAGCGGGCGGTGAGGTTAAGGGGAACTACTGCGTCTTTACCCCCCTTGGTAACGGTTCAAGCTCAGCGCCTACAAGCGGTCTTTCAAACGGCAACCTTCAAGTCTCTGGCTCAATAACGGGTGGCTTTCAAGGATCTTTTGGCATTCCTGTTGGCAAATGGTATTGGGAGGTAACGCTTGAAACAGTGTCAACTCCATTTGTAGGAATCCTCAATGACAGCAGAAGCCTGACTGCTGATCCGGGTGTGACATTAACCAATGAATACGGGTTTTACATGAACCCTGCAATTAACTACATTGATGGCAGCGGAAATCCTTGGGGTGCAAGCTCAGTCGCTAATGGCGATGTAATTGGTGTAGCAGTTGATGCTTCAGACTACGCAAACATTAAACTATGGCTGTCTAAAAATAACACTTGGTATAGCAGCGGCGGTGGAACTAGCGGGAATCCTGGGGCGGGAACAAATGCTATTCAAACGATTACCGCAAACAAAACGCTTTATCCATTTTGTGCCATACGCGGAGCCACGGGTAGTTCCACTATGCAAGCCAACTTCGGCCAACGCCCCTTCGCCTACACCGCCCCCAGCGGCTTCAAGGCGCTCTGCACGGCAAACCTACCCGCGCCCACCGTTGTGAAGCCTTCCACGGTGATGGACGTGGTGCTTTATACGGGCACAGGATCTGCTCAGACACCAACCAGTTCGCTTGGTTTCAGCCCTGATCTGGTTTGGCTTAAGTCACGGTCTAATGCAACCAGCAACAAGATCAGCGACACAGTGCGTGGCGTGAACAATGGCTTGGTGACAGACACCGCTGCTGCTGAAACCGTAGACAGTGGCGTGACGGCTTTTAATAGCAACGGTTTTACATTGGGCACTGGTGGAAATTACAACACCAGTTCCGCTACCTACGTTGCTTGGTGCTGGGATGCAGGCAGCTCTAGTGCCACAAATAACAACGGCAGCATTAGCTCAACTGTGAGGGCTAATGCGACGGCGGGGTTGTCGGTGATCACATGGACAGGTCAAGCGTCGGCTGGGACTATTGGTCATGGCCTTGGTGTGGCGCCGAGTCTAATTATTTGCAAAGCACGAAGCAACGCTCAGAGCTGGGGCGTTTACCACAAAGACGTTGGGATCAATAACTACCTGCTGCTTGATTCAACAGGAGCCAGTACCGCTTATTCGGGAATCTGGGGATCATCTGCTCCGACCTCAACGGTATTCAGCGTCCCTGGGAACGTCGGCTTGAATAACAACAGTGGATGGACCTATGTGGCTTACTGTTTCGCCCCAGTGAGTTCCTACAGCGCTTTCGGTTCCTACACCGGCAACGGCAGCTCAGATGGTCCATTTGTAGCGTGCAATTTTGCTCCCGCTTTTGTCATGATCAAACGGACTGACACGGCCGGCTACAGCTGGGCAATTTCTGATTATCAACGCCCCGGCTTCAACCAAGTGCAACGTCAATTGTTTTCCGATCAAGCTGTTGCGGAAACTAACGACACCGTGCGCACCATTGACCTATTAAGCAATGGCTTCAAACTGCGTAACGGCACTGCTGACACCAACGGCAGCGCTGGCACTTTTATCTATGCGGCATTTGCCCTTAATCCATTCGCTTATGCCCGCGCCCGCTAACCTTCACATACGGTCTTAACTGCCATGTTCCTTCTCGACGGCCGCCCCCTATCCCCCGACGTGGCGTTCACCCACGACGGCATCCAGTACCCCGCCAACTGGCTGCGCTTATCCAGTGCCGCTGATCGCAAGCGCGTCGGTATCACCGAAGAACCTGATCCGGCTGCCTACGACCAGCGCTTCTACTGGGGACCGGAACTGCCCATGGACCATACCGAGCTGGTGACGCAATGGGTGGCGCAAACGCGCACCACGGCTGGCACACTGCTTGCGCCCAGCGACTGGATGATCATCCGCGAGGCTGATAACGCCACCCCAGTCCCTGCTGACATCAAAGCCTGGCGCGAATCCATTCGCACTGCCTGCAATGACAAGGTGACGGCCATCGAAGCCACCGCCGACACCGAAACCCTGGCCGCTTACATCACTGGTGATGCTTACCCTGTTTGGCCTCAGCTCGCTAGCGATGCTCCTGCTGATGGGGTGGAGCCTGTTGTCGGTAGCAGCGAAGGCTGATGGCCGTTAAATCCAAAGTCGGCACCGCCAGGATCGAGCACAAAGCAGGTCCACCCAAGACCACCCGCCAAGGCCAAGGCGCACACTCGCGCCCACGTCGGCGTGGCCGCAAACCACTCAGAGGGCAAGGCCGGTAGTGGATCAACAAACCCGCGCAAACTGGCAACGCATCAAGGATGCGCTGGAAGCAGCGGGGAAGACCGACAACCACTACTACCGCCGTGCCCTTGCCATCCTGGCCGGATCACCTGATCCTTTTGATCAGAACCCGCTGGGTAAACTGAAGGGGTGACATGCTCTGGCGATGGGCGACGACCAACCCAAATCAGTTGGCGCCTTGTTCGCGGAAGCCATGCCGCAGGTGCTGTCCATCGCCTTAGTGGCCATCGGCGGTTTGCTGTTCAGTATGCAGGTGAGTTTCACCCGCGTTGATGCCAACGTTCAGCAACTGGTCAAGTCCATCGAAGAGTTGAAGACCGATACCAAAACCCAAATGACAGACCTTGAGAACAGGGTGCGTGCGTTAGAGATGCACAAACAGTAATCTGAGGCTATCCACCCATGGATTTCATGGACCACAACACTGCCACAGCTGTCGCCATCGGCGTTGCTGCCACCAGCGAGATTCTTGCCCTCACCCCACTCAAGGCCAACAGCTGCATCCAGCTGATCCTTCAGGTGCTGGGCGTGGTGTTTCCCCGTCGCCGTTGACTGGAACCCATGCAGCTGCTCGACTTTTTCACCTACTACCGCAAGGGGACGCCGCACCAAAATGCGGCCATCGCCATGCTGGAAGAGGCCATCAACAAGGCTGACGCCAGCATCCTCAACCGCGATGCTGAGTGGTACAAAACCTGGCAGGCTGGCGGCAAGGTAGAAGCCGCTGCTCCTGGTGAGCTTGGACCAGCGCTAAGGATCATCAAAGAGTTCGAGGGTTGCAGCCTCAAGGCATACAACGATGGCGTTGGTGTTTGCACCATCGGTTGGGGCACTACCCGCTATCCCGATGGTCGCTCCATTGCCTATGGCGATGTGATCACCCAAGCGCAGGCAGATCAGTATCTGGCCAATGAGGTGCAATACACCTACGACACGTTGGCCAAAACAATCCCGTACTGGGGTGAAATGAACGCCAACCAACGTGGGGCGCTCACTTCATTTGCCTACAACCTCGGTGCCCATTTCTACGGCAACGGGAACTTCAACACCATCACCCGCGCGTTGCGTGACCGCCGTTGGAAGGATGTGCCCAACGCGCTTCAGCTTTACCGCAACCCTGGCACCAGCGTTGAAGCTGGCCTCAAGCGGCGCAGGGTAGAAGAGGGTAAACTCTGGATCGCTTGAATTAGCTTTTGTGATCCTTCCCGACCACGAAATCCGGCGCCTTTGCAAGATGAAGGCGATGGTCACTCCGTACAACGAAGACAATCTCAATCCCGCCAGCTTGGATGTGGTGCTGGGGGATCGGATCATGATTGAGCAAGAGGAAAGCCCAGAGTTACAAATCGTTGGGATCCATGAGTACACCAAGGACAATCCGTTCCTGATCCATCCCGGCGAATGGTTCCTTGCTGAAACTCGTGAGATCTTTAACCTGCCGGATCACGTTGGCGCTCAGTTTGTGCTGAAGTCATCCCGCGCACGGGAAGGCTGGGATCATGCCGAGGCGGGTTGGTGTGATCCCGGCTGGAATGGATCACGGCTGACGATGGAGCTGAAGAACGGCCGCCAGCACCACGCGCTAGCCATCTGGCCTGGACTGCGCATCGGGCAGATGAAGTTCCTGTTGGTGTCTGGTCAGCCGGAACGGTCCTACGCGCAAACTGGCCGCTATAACGCGGACCTAGCCGTCACGGCTTCAAAAGGCTGATCAACGCCGCCACCTTCGTCACGTTGGCCGCGGCGGCTTCATCAATCAGGTGGGCATAGCGCTGGGTCGTTTGCATGCTCCGGTGTCCAAGCTGCTCACCGATTTGTGCCAACGTCAGCCCGGCGCTGATGGCCGTGGATGCCCAGTTGTGGCGAAGGTCATGCACCCGCAGGTTTTCGATGCCAGCACGCTTCAGCAGCCGTGCCCACAGCTCGCTGTAGGCCACCAGCGGCGCATCACCACGGCCGGCGATGACCCAGCGCCCATTGGTGCGTTCGCGGAGCTGGCGTAGGATTTCAACCGCGATAGGAGGCAAATGCACCACGCGGTCATTGCCATCGCCACCTGTTTTATGTTCTGCGGCCGGTATCACCAGGATGCCAGCGTCAAAGTTGATCCAATTCCATTGCGCACGCTGGATCTCGCCCACACGACAGCCGGTAAGCAGCAGCAAGCGGATCAACTGCGCAAACCGAACCTGGTTGGTAGTGACGGTGAACTCTTCAAGCGCCACCAGCAACCTGGCAAGCTCATCGCGGCTCAGGTAGCGGCGCCGCTTGCGCTCGCGGTTGGCGGTGATGTGCCGGCATGGGTTGGAATGCTGCGGGCGTAGGTTCCACAGCTCGGCCAAGTTCATCGCCTTGCTCAACACCTCCAGCGCACGGTTGGCGGTGATCGGTTTGCCGCTGGCCTGGTGGAACCATCGGGCTACATCGTCGGATGTCAACGCCGCAACCTTTGTACGGCCAATGGCCGGCAACAGATGAACGCGCCAAAGGATTTCCTGCTGGCGTCTGGTGTTGGGTCGCAGCCGCGGCCAATGCTCGCGCTTGATGCGTTCCAGCAGGCTGGCGATTGTGATGGCCTTGTAGTTGCGTGCCTTGTATTCGCCTCTTATTGAGGAAGCGAGTATCTGCATCGCCATCTCGCGGGCGATGGTGGCGTTGATGATGTTGGCGCGGCCAAGGCGGTGCATCACTTGCTTGCCGCCCGGCACCCTGAACCGCACATACCAAGTGCTCACACCGCTCGGCAACGTCAGTGTGCCCAGTCCCTGCACTCGTTTGTCGGGAATCCACTTCCATGCCATTTGCACACCGTTTGCACCGATTGGCGGGAACGGCGGTGAATCTGCGCAAATCAGCGTGAGCTGTAAACCCCCGGAATCATTGGATTCCGTGAGCTATCAGGACGCAGCGGGAACTGGGCTGGAGGGTAGATCTGGAGGCGAAGAACCTGCAAATCCCTTGGAAACACTGAACAGTATCAATAACATAAAAACTTTTATATAACCGTTCGCGCACTATTCGCACAGAAAAAAGCGACAATTCCTGCCTTGGTTCCAGCCCAGGGGCTCAGTCGGCCTGCAAGTCGTAGATCTCCACCTGCCAGGCCTGGGGGTCGATCAGCATCGCCAGCTCTTCCTGGAGGCGCACGCGACCCTCGATCTTGTCCTTGGCGTAGAAACCGCAGTGAATGTTTTCGGGACCGGTGGTGCCGGGCTTGCGGATGATGACGCGGAAGCGGGCGGCGGGCATGTCGGTCGGTGCGGTGGGGTTGTCCCCGGTGACCTAATTATGCACCGCCGGCAGTGGCATCGGTGGATCGATGGTCACTCTTGAAACAGTCCGTAACAAAGGCCGGATCAGCGTCCTTTATCCAACTCGGCGGCGATAGCAATGATCCAAGACTGGCATGGGCACACTGCTACTGGTGCTTGATCCGCCACGGCGCGAAGGGCTGCGGCAACGCCAGACTTAAAGCGCTGGTGAGTGGCAAGGGACCACGCTTGAGTTGCGTGAGTATTGGCTGCGTCCAGTACCGCCTGAGCGGCGGGGGAAAGTTCAGTCATTAGAAGAAAACGGATGCAGCAGCCGGTTGTCCAGGTAGTAGCAAGGACCGCGGTCAATCGTTTGCAGCTTACCGCTCAGCACGATCTCCCACCCCCGTGCCCACCCTTGCAGGTGACAGGTCGGTGCATCGCTGAGGTGGTCCTCGACGTAAATCCAAGCAAACGGTGAGGCCAGCTTGCTTGGGCTGATTTCACGCTTGAACAGGTTCAGGCGGTTGCTTGCTCTGGGTGTCGAGCGCACCTCCCACAAGCCGCCAACGTCCACCTTGCCAAAGCCCGCATCGGTGGCCAGGAAGTCCCAGTCGATCGGCGCACCCCAATAAACGTGAAACGCCACTTCGCTGATGGCACCCGGCAACCCAGTGGCTGCCAATGACGCACCACGGGCAAAATCATGCGACCTTGCCCGCTTGCGGTTTGCTTGCCGTGAATGAGCAACCGCCTGCGCCTTACGCAGTAAGTCGCCCGTGAGCCGGATCTTCAAGCGTGCAAGGCGACAGGTCTCATTGCGGCTAGCAACCCTGGCGCCTCGGCTGGGTCTTCCACTTCTACCAAACGCCAGTTTTCCACCCCTTGGCTTTCAGCCCAATACTGAGCAGCAGCAGCGGTTGGAAATGGTCCAACGTGCCAGGGTTCCTTAGCGCCAATGGCAAGGCTGTAAGTCATGGGTCAATCAAGAACCAGCAGACCTTAGATGCAAATCGCTGCTGGTATGCCGCAGCACGTCGCATTTCGTAACCACTGTTGCCGTCACTACCATCGGTGTAGCAGCGGTTTGCTCATGCGGTCCTTCCTGGTGGAGATCACCGCCAAGCTCTTCGTCCGCAGCGATGTCGACCCAGACGAACTTCCCGCCAACATCTACAGCCAGCTAGTCGAGTTCATCCCAAGCGATGACGAGATCGTGGACCTAGAAGTCGCCGCGTTTCTGCTCCCTGGCCAAAAGGATGATGGATCATCACATTGATGAGACCCGCCTGGTCTCGCGCAAAGGCGCCCGTGATCAGATCCACCTTGCTTGGAACTACCAGTGCGCCTACTGCAACGATCAGCTAGGCCGCAGCCCAACGCTTGACCACGTGGTGCCCAAGATCAATGGCGGCCTCACCGTGCGCTCCAACCTGATCAGCTGTTGCTTGTCGTGCAACAGCCGCAAGGGCAAGACCGATTGGATTGCCTGGTATCGAGCGCAAGAGTTCTGGACACCAGAGCGGGAATGGGCAATCGCCTCGTGGCTCAATCAGTAATACTGCACGTAAATCTCAGCCTGCCACAGGTCGTTGGTGTACCGGCAGATGGCGCCGTTCTGGCCGCAAGCGCGATAGAGCGGCTCTTCACCCCAACTCACTTCAAGCACGTCAATCCAGCAACCTTCGCCCCGTTCCATCCGTTCCCGTACCTTGCGTTCCATCGTCGTACAGCTCACAGCGAGCGGCAAACCTTCCCCCAGTCTGCCGAGCCTCAGGGAATCCAAACGAACATTCGTTAGAGCGCGGCAACCACTGGACGCAGCTCCAGCACTTGGCTTTGTCATGGAAAACCGCAGCCACCTCTTCAACAGGTTGTTTGCGATGCAATGCCATGTAGTGGTACTGGCCGCGGATAAAGGCTTCGCGCACGTCCGGCGTGCCCAGATCAATGATCCGCTCCTGATCGCGGGGCATCTTGAAGATGCCACGCCAGTTTTCAGACAGCTTGCGCCGCTCAATCACCAGGCGCCCGCCGTATAAAACAATCATTCATCTTCGCCATAACTCGGCGCGTGATACAACCGCTCTAGCTGCATCGATGCAGGCTCGGTTGATTCGCCAAACTCGGCGGGCATCACCAGATCATCCCGGTCACGCGCAACATAGAGCAAGGGCGAGCCAAACTCTTTGACCACCAACATCCCAACCCGTGAGCTGTGCGTCAGGGTGCGCACCGCCCAGCGTTCAATCCAATTCAGGCCGGGTGGGTAGATCATTGCTCCATTTTGGCAAGTAGCCGCCGCAGATACCACTGAGCCTTGGCCAGGGATACTGCGCCGCCTTTGTAACGCTCCCGCCAGGTGTATTTCAGGATGTTGCCTTTGCAGTAGCCCCGAAACTCCTCCGGCGTCAGGGCGGCCTCGATCGCGTCGATGCACTCGATCCCGCCCTGGCGGTAGTGCTCAGGGTTGATCTGATCGGTCATGGCAACACCTTCGATGCGACCCACAGCAGCCCGGCGCAGACCAGCAGATAGCCAACGCTCAGCTCAATCCAGGGGTTCATTCCCACCCCCGGCATAGGTGCTTGCGGATCACTTCCATGCAAGCCGTGGCGTGTTTCTCAGCAAGCACACTCTCGGTGATACCGATGGCGCGGATGCAGTCGGCTTTGATCTCAGCGCCGTCGATGTCGCGGAAATTAGCGCCAAGGCTGGCGCAAAACTCCTGCCACAGTCCGGTGTAAAGGCCGCAAGTGCGGCCGCTGGCGTCATAGAGCTGGTCCATGAAACGGGCACGGTTCAGGTCAAGTTCGTGGGATTTCATTCGAGGTCGCAATACTGACGAAGGCGCCACAGCTCTTCGCAAAGCTGCGAGCGGTTCTTGAGACTAGGGATGGCTTTGAGTTGGTCAACCCTTAGGTCAATCAAGAATTTCATCCTTTGGCGTTCCTCTTGGATGCCCGCTTGAAAAGCCGTGAAATCACTTGGAATAGAGGTTGCACTCATTTGCGAATAGCAAATTTTCGGTTGGTTCTGGAAATCCCAGGGTGCAGCCACCTTTGAGCCAGTGGCGGCACAGCTCACAAGAGTGTTTGCCAGGATTTGCCCAGCGCGGCACCTCTGGAGCTGTGGTCTTGTGGATTTTGCCCAGGCGGATTTGCTGGACAGCTTGCCACGAAACGCCATGAATCGCAGCTGTGGCTTGATGGGTGCCTTTAGTAAGAAGAATGGCGCGAACGGTCGCTTCAGAAATCTTGGACTTTGGCGCCATCAATCGCGGGGCAGGTCGGTAACGGTTTCAGGGTTGAGCCATTCCAGCTCGTTCCACCAAGGCAGCCACTCTTGAGCGGCCTTGGCTTTTGCATCGGTGAAGCTGTGCGCCCAGATGCACTCGCAAATGTTGGCGCTGGTGATTTGGAAGTAAAAACGGCGTTCGGTCATGGCTTCAGCTCCGTGTGGCAAGCAGGACGGTTAGCCATCGAGGCAACGGCTTGTTGGTGGCCATCTGACCGGCCGGCGGTATAGACCGCGAGCAACAGCACAAGAGCGCCGATGCGGTTAATACAAGGGTTGGTAATCATGTGGAGTGTGGTGAACGCTGCTACTTTACACCGCACACGGTGCACAGTGCTGCGGGTCTGTTACGTTTCGTCATGATTCACGGCTGCCCACCGCTCGCGGTTGGCTTTAGCCAATGCCTCACGCGAATCCATCGGCTCCAAGTGGCTAGCCGTCAGCTCCAGCGGCACCCGCAGCACAGGTTTGCTTTGGTGTCCCGACGACCAGCCCACCGCATAGCTCGGCACCTTCAACTCCACCGTGAACCACACCTCACCGCAATCAACGCATTTGCGCTTGCGGACGGTTTGATCTTCAAGTTGGCTGTTCGTGATTGGTGCTCGGTGGTTCCTACTACTGCACTTTGGGCATTGCATGGGCATCATGGGGACGGTACACCCCCGGTCTAATGAACTTTGGTGAGTGGCTGTCCATTGAAATCCCGCCCGAAAAGCTTTTCAAGCTCGAAGCCGACTGCCGGCTCCTAGAGAACACCCCGCAAGCAGGCAAGCTCGCGGGGCAGCTTCTCAAGCAGGTCTACCACCAGCAGGAAATACTCCAGCGGGCGGTCAATGAAATCGCCCGACTGGAGCTGGCGCTAATGGATCGCTAGAACAGATCCGCGTCGATAACCTCACCACCTGTTGCCTTGGCCAGGCTCTGGGCAGCGCCCGCGGCAGCCATCTTTTCGTCAATGGCTTTTTGGGTTTTGTAGTCCGGCTCAAAAGCCAAGCTCAAATAGCTTTGACCGCTGCTGGCTTGTTTTGCCCAGCCGCTGATCTTCACCGGAATTTCGCTCCGATCGTTTGGCTCAGCATTCATCACATAAGTGGCAAACGCCAGCCGGTCTTCTTCTTTGATGCTGAATACGCCATCAAACAGTGGGTAGTTCCGGTTTGCGTCGTACCGATCACCCAAGCGCTGCTGGAGCTTTTCGGGTGTGTTCTTGAATAATGCGCCGTTGGCTTTGAAGGTCATGGTCGTTGGGTAGGGGGATGGTTGGGAATACCGCGAAGATTGCGGGTTTCGTAAGCCTCGACTTCGGCAAGCGGATACAAAACCCGCCCGCCGATCTTCACAAATCTTGGTCCGCGGTTCTGGCTAGAGCGCCAGTTATCGAGCGTGCTCAGCGTGACGATATTGCGCCAACGCTCAGCCAACTCCTTTGGCGTCAGATAGTCAGAAAAGCTCATCATCAATCTCCCCATCATGGACCACTTCCTCCTTCGGCGGCGGTGGTTGTTTGATTTTTTCGTTCAACTTCTCAAGCGTTACCGCCGGAGGCTTTTCACTAACGGTCACTGGCTGAATATCGAGCACTTCCTCCTCTGCCTGGATACCTACTAAAAGTTCAGGAACGAAAAGTCTGCCCCAAAAAGCAGCAGCGCGGTAGCGAATCATTAGCTCCGGCATGGTGATCCATTTAGAGCCGGTCTTGGTAGCCCAGCCTTCCTTCTTGGCCATCGCCATCGTGACGGTTGGACCCTTCAACTCTTTGTCTGTGGACAGCTCGGTCGCCACGCAATAGCAAGACAAGTTGTCGCCTTGACCGCTCATCTCATAGCGCAACGGGCTGAACCGTCCGCAACCGTTGATCATCGCAATGATGAATTGGCTGCTCCAGCTAGGGCGGCCGTGAATGATGTGCAGGTTCTGCATTACCTGGAACGGGCTCATCCGCATCCGGTTTGCGATCTCAAGTGCCACAAGGCAGTTGGCAAAGCCCTGCTGCCCTTGAAACTGTGGGGGGATCAGTGTGCTGCTAGCCAATGCCTTTGCAATGCGCTGGGCATCCTCAAAAGCCTGGATACCAGAGAACACCGAGCTGGTGGTCGTTAGTGCTGTTGATTCAGTCATCAGTAAGTCTCGATTTCAGGTGGTTGGGTCATTGCTGCTCCCTGTGGCCGCGGCAGCATCCATGGCGGCAAGCTGATCGGCTCAACCGCCTCGCTGTAACCAGGCCAGCGGTCCATGTCCTTGCAAACAGCAAGCACCTCAAGATCACGCTCAGCCGTGCGCCAACCTTCGCGGATCATGTCCGCATCAGCCGCATAAACCGCCACCGCAAATGGTGGCTTCTTCTCAACGGCGATAAACACAAACTGCTCAGGGCAACGCTTGGTCGCTTGCTCTAACCCGTGCAGATACCAGGCGGCCTGCACGTGGTAGCGGAAATTGGCCACCGACTTCTGAAACCCCTTGGGGCTTGCATCCTCGGTGGTCTTCAAGTCGATCACCAAACTGCCGTCGTTGGTCAGCCAATCGGGGCGGCATTTGCATTGAAGGCCGCTGCTTTCATCGCGCCACATCCAAGTGGTTTCCGCCATACCTGGTAAAGCAAGCAGCGCAGCAGCAGCTGGGTGGCCATAAACCGCTTCACCCATCCGCATCACCAGATCGGCATCAGCGCGGCTGAGCACGGTGCGTGAACCAGCAATAGCGCAGAAAGCTTCCCATTCCGCCTTGCCTGCTTTGGTGCGTTTGTCGATGCCCTCGGGCATGACCACGTAGTTGGCGTCCCACTGATCCAGCTCCAGCACATGGGTGTGCAGCGCTGAGCCGATGGTCATGGCTGGCGTGGGTTCTGGCACCTCGCGCTTGGGGTCCACGTAGCGAGCCCAGTAATGCAGCGGGCTGCGAGCCACCTGATCGAGGTGAGACTTCGAGACAGCCGGGTGCGCGTGGTATTCGGCATTGTCCATAGGCAGTGGATTTCTGGTTCCGCAGCACCTTACCGCAGCTTCCCGCATTTTCCCCCCGTCTCGTCGCATCTCTTTAAAGTTCCCGCCAACTCATTGATTTTGCTGTACAATCGCCCGCGCTCTCCGTGTATGCCTGTGCTTCGGGGAGCCGTCAATACATGCTTCGTACTTATCAAGCCCAAGCGGTCGCAGACCTTCGCCAGGCTTACCGCCAAGGCGTTCGCGCACCATTGTTGGTCCTGCCAACCGGTGCAGGCAAAACCGTCGTTTTCGCTGAGATCACCCGCAGCGCCGCCAAACGTGGCCGCCGCGTCCTGATCCTCGTGCACCGCCGTGAGCTGGTGCGCCAAGCATCGAGCAAGCTCACAGCCGCCGCCGTCGAGCACGGCATCATCGCTTCCGGCAACCGCAGCACCACCAGCAAGGTGCAAGTGGCCAGCGTGCAAACGCTCGTTCGCAGGCTCGATCTGTGCAGCTACAAACCCGACCTCATCATCATTGACGAAGCGCACCACGCCTGCGCTGGTTCATGGGAGCGCGTCCTAAACCACTGGCCTGATGCTTTTCGCCTTGGTGTCACCGCCACACCAACACGCCTTGATGGCCGCGGCCTTGGTGGCACCTTTGACCACATTGTCATCGGTCCATCCGTTGCCGAGCTGGTGGCCGATGGCTATCTCACGCCCGCGCGCATCTTTGCGCCACCAGTCCAGGCCGATCTCTCAGGCTTGCGCACACGCGCTGGTGATTACAAACCCGAGCAAGCAGCCGAACGCATCGACAAGCCCAGCATCACGGGTGATGCCATCAGCCATTACCAAAAGCTCGGTGCTGACCTGCCAGCCATTTGTTTCACGTGCACCACCTCACACGCTGAGCACGTCGCTGCCAATTTCAACGCCGCAGGCATACCCGCCGCCACATTGCTCGGCACCACAGCGCCCGACATCCGCGATCAACTTGTCGCCGGCCTTGCTTCCGGCACCATCAAGGTGCTGGTCACCGTAGATGTCGTCAGCGAAGGCTTCGATTGCCCCGATGCCGGTGTTGCAATCCTTCTACGCCCCACGCAATCACAGGCGCTCTATCTCCAGCAAGTTGGTCGCGTGCTTCGTCCTGCGCCAGGGAAGGCGGCCGCCATCATCTTGGATCATGTCGGCAACGTTTCCAGGCACGGATTCCCCGACGATCCACGCGACCATTCACTATCCGATAAGCCGCGGCGGGGGCGTTCCGACGCCTCACACCCTGCAGTGCGTCAGTGCTCGGTTTGTTATGCAGCTTTCAAACCGGCACCGATCTGCCCCTGCTGCGGCGCTGAATCTCAACCCAGTTCACGCGAGATCGAACAACGTGATGGCCAGTTGCGTGAACTGCAACGCCAACAAGCCCGCGCGGATTATCTACGTGCACGTCGTGAGCAATCCCAAGCCCGCTCACTGGATCAGTTGCTGGCCGTAGCTAAACAGCGGGGCTACGCTCCCGGCTGGGCGTATCGCATTCACAGCGCCCGCGGGGCGCGTCATGGCTAATGCTGAAACAGATCTTCAGCAACGAATCCGCCTAGCGCTTGGCACGCATCCGCATTTGCGAGTGTTTCGCAATAACAGCGGCAAGCTTCCCGACCCGCGCACCGGTCGCTACGTCCAGTTCGGTGTCGCATCACCCGGTGGTTCCGATCTCATTGGCTGGCGCACCATCACGGTCGAACCCGAGCACGTCGGGCAGCAGCTCGCTGTCTTCACCGCAATCGAAATCAAAACCGCCACAGGCCGCATCACGCCTGCTCAGCACAACTTCCTTGAAGCCGTCCGCAAGGCCGGTGGCATAGCTGGCATCGCTCGCTCTGTTGCGGATGCGTTACGAATTACAACATCAGAGCCACCAGCCTGCGGCGGATCCGCCACTGTCTGACCGCACCACGGAGCAGAAACGCAGCAACCATGCCGCAACAGGATCCCCTCATCGCTTTTTATCGCCGCTGCCTTGGACCAGCCAAGCGGCCAAGCATCGAATCAGCTCGCCATTTCGCTGAGCACATCTCCGCCTACACCGATTTCCACGTCCGCTATCGCGGCATGACCACACCCGAAGCCGCCGCGATCATCGCTGAAGCGCAGCAGATCCTGGAGAACTGCTGATGCATTCGCTTATTGCGCAGCTCGCTGAGCTGCCCGACCACTGGGGCTTTGTTGCGGTCGGTAATGACAAACGCCCTTACCAACCCGAGTGGCAAAAGAACCCACTCACCAAGGATCAGCTTTCCGCTGAAATCACCGCCGGCCGTGCCGTCGCAGTCGGTGTCCTAGCCGGTCCATCATCCGGTGGCCTGCTGTTTGTCGATCACGACGGCCTCGGTGCATCCGAGGTGCTCGAATCCATCGGCATCCGCCGTTCTGAACTTCCCAAGTCATGGGCGGTCACATCCGGCCGCGATGGCCGCCTGCAAATCATCTATCAAGTCCCACGCCCGTTTTGGGACCAAATCAAGACCACCAAGCTCAAATCCTCCACGCCAAGCGAGCAGCTCGAACTTCGCTGGACTGGTTGCCAATCCGTTGTGCTCGGTGCTCACCCCATCACCGGTTCATACAAGTGGCTCCGCGGTCGTTCGCCTTCAGATCTACCCATGGCCGAGGCGCCATCGCTGATCCTTCAGCAGATGCACCGCAAGCCTGAACCGGCACCGCTGCTGCGCATTCCTGATCCAGCATCCGACGCCCAGCGCGCACGCGACTACCTGGCACGCATCCCAGCCTCTGCTGCTGACGATTACGACGAATGGGTCAAGGTCGGCATGGCGCTCCATAGCGTCGGTGATGATTCCCTGCTTACCGATTGGATCGACTGGTCCGCAGCATCCGGCAAGTTCGAGCCCGGCATCTGCGAAGCCAAATGGTCCACCTTCACCGGTAACGGCGTTGGCCTTGGCACGCTCTTCCATCTAGCCGGCGCACAAAAAAGCCCCGGCCATCTCCATAGCCAGGGCTCGAAACAAACACTCCAGAGCGAACCTAGCACCGCCGCCAGCTCAGGCAAACTCTTGAAGCTCGAATCCAATGAACTCCTGGCGCTCATGCGTCAGCAGCTCGGCACCCGCTTGCGTTGGAACGTCTTCCTCCAAGCCATCGAGCTCGACCAAAAACCCCTCGACAAGATCGAGCTGTACTACCTCCAATTCGCCCAGATGGGCGTGAAGGTATCCAAGGAACTCACCGCCGATGCTCTTTTCACCGTCGCCCTTGAAAACCCATACGATCCCGTCCGCGAATACCTGGACCACGTAGCCGAGAACGTTCCGCTTGTTCCCATTGATTGCCTCGCATCCGCGTACCTACGGCCACGCGATAACGGCCACACCCTCTACGACGCCATGATCAAGGCGACCCTGGTCGCTGCTGTTCGTCGCGTCTACGAACCCGGCACCAAGCACGACACCGCTTGCGTGCTCATGGGTCCACAAGGCTGCGGTAAGTCCACCTTCTGGCGCAACCTCGGTGGCCTTTGGTTTTCCGATGCCCTGCGTGATGTATCCAGCAAGGACGACCTCCTGGTGCTGCATCGTTCTTGGATTATGGAGTGGGCAGAACTCGATCACATCACCGGCCGCCGTCATGCCGGCAACGTCAAAGCCTTCCTCTCGCAGCAGACCGACACCTTCCGCGTGCCCTACGGGCGCACCACCGAAGCCTTCCCACGGCGCTGCATCATCGTCGGCTCCACCAATAAGGACACCGGCTTCCTAGTCGATGACACCGGCAACCGCCGCTTCTGGGTCATCCCCGTAGACACCAACGGCCAGATGATCCAGGTCGATGGCCTCCTGCTTGAACGTGACGCCATTTGGTCCGCAGCCGTCGCTGCCTACCGCGCTGGTGAACCCAACCACCTCAGTCAGGAATTAGCAGCCGCTGTGGACCGTGAGAACGAGTCCTACATGGTCGAAAGCCCATGGAAGCCCGCCATCATCCGCTGGCTTCAAAAGCCCAGCAATGTCGATCGCCCCATCACCAGCGATGTGCTCCTGAGCGAGGCCATCGACAAGCCCGTCGAGCGCCAAACCCGTGCCGACCAAATGCAGATCGGAACAATCATGAGAGAGCTTGGCTTTGGTCGAGCCCGCAAACGGGTCGCTGGTGGCCTGATTTGGGCGTTTGTTCCTATCTCGGATGGCAAGGTTGGAACGCCCTAATCCGCTGCTATCACTACCTTGTTCCTACTTGTTCTATGTTCTAACTATTTATTTAAAATAAAAGAGAAAGGGAGCAGTACAGAGAAAACGGGTAAGTGTTAGGCGTTGTTAGGAACGGAACAAGTCGGAACACCCCCTCCTTCACCCCTTTTCGATTCACATCACACCGCTCCCGCCTTACCCTTGGCGCATGACCGCCATCACCCTCGACATCAAGTCAGAGCTGCCTAAGGCCATCGCATGGACCGATGCGATGACCAAGCAGCTGCCGTTTGCCACCTCGCAAGCCCTTAACGACATGGGCTACCAAGTGCGCAATGCAACCCGCACTCAAATGCCCACTCGCTTCACCATCCGCAAACCCTGGGTCGTCAATCAAGTTGATGTGCTTGATAAAGCCACCAAGTCCAACCTGTCCGTCACCATCGGACCCAAGCCAACTGCTCCCTTCCTCAACCTCCAAGAACTCGGCGGCATTAAGCTGCCCCATGGCAACTTCGTTGCCATCCCCACCCCATTGGTGCGGCGTACCAAGACGCAGCTCATCAGCAAAGCGGACAAGCCACGGCAGCTAGGCGACAAGGTGTTCGTTGAGCAATACAACGGCCACTACTGGTTGGCGCTCAGAGGCGGCAAGGGCGCCCAGCAACGCGGCAACAACCGCAACCTACGCTTCCTCTATCTCTTGGCACCCAGGGCTGACGTGAAGCCCCGCCTTGGCCTTCACGACATCGGCCTGCCCATCGTTCAGCGAGACTTCCAGGCAGCCATCGCTCAACGCCTGGAGGCAGCCATTGCCACTGCTCGCTGAGATTGACTGCGCTGCAAGGGATCTGGCGCGCGGGTCCCTCCTGGCCGGCCGCCAGCGGGTCACGCAAAACCGCAGAAAAAATCTAGCGTCAGCGCCAAAACGTCTCAAACGGGACGCGGGATGAGAAAAACGGCCATAGCATCCCCACCTGTTTGGTAGTTCAATAGTTCAATATGATTTGATTGAACTTTAAGGCTCCACAAGATTTTGCTGGTCACATTTAGCGAGTTTGCTGCATTGAAAGGATGCGCGAAGGGCACTGTGACTGCTGCCACCAAATCGCGCATTGCTGCGGCCGTGGTGGAAAAGGATGGCAAGCGATGGCTTGATCGCGACCTTGCGTTGGAGCTGTGGAGCAAGAACACCAAACGGACGCACAACGCGAAGGTGAGCGAGGCTGATCCGGTTGAACCGCGACCCAGGACGCCACAGGCGTTGCGTGCGGCGATCAATGCGTTGCCGGATGATGCGATCCCCGAGCTGAATGAAAGCCGGGCACGGCGTGAGCATTACCAGGCGGAACTAGCCAAGCTGCAAGTGGCGACGCAGCGCAAGGAATTGGTGCCGGCTGATGAGGTGAAGAAAGAAGCCTTCAACCTTGGCCGTAGTGTGCGCGAGGCGCTGGCCAATTTGGCTGATAGGTTGAGCCACCAGCTAGCGGGTGAAACCGACCCTCAGGTGATTCACAAATTGCTGAGCGATGAGCACCGCAATGCTTTGGTGCAGTTGAGCGATGGCTGAGGTTTACCGGAAAGCATTCTTAGAAGGCTTGCGGCCTGAGCCTGATCTGACGGTGAGCGAATGGGCTGATCGTTACCGGATGCTGAGCAGCAAGGCGAGTGCTGAGCCTGGACCATGGCGCACGCATCGGACGCCGTATCTGCGCGAGCCGATGGATGTGTTGAGCAGCAACAGCCCGATCCAACGGGTGGTGCTGATGTTTGCGGCGCAGACAGGCAAGACCGAGGCCGGCAGTAACTGGCTGGGCTATGTGATCGCGCACGCGCCTGGTCCGATGCTTGCGGTGCAGCCAACCGTTGAGATGGCCAAGAGGCTGAGTAAGCAGCGGCTGGAGTCAATGATTACCGAGACGCCATGCCTGAGCGAACGGATCGCACCGAGTCGCAGCCGAGACAGTGGAAACACGATGTTTTCGAAAGAGTTCCCCGGCGGGATGATGCTGCTGACTGGGGCGAACTCAGCGACTGGGCTGCGCTCAACGCCGTGCCGGTACATTTTCTGCGATGAGGTGGACGCATTCCCGCTGGACGTTGACGGCGAGGGCGACCCGGTGAGCTTGGCGGAGAAGCGGGCAACGACATTTGCGCGGCGCAAGATCTTGTTGACCAGCACCCCAACGGTGAAGGACTTCAGCCGGATTGAGGCGGAGTATGAGCGCAGCGATCAGCGGCGGTACTTTGTGCCATGCCCGCACTGTGAGGCAATGCAATGGCTGAAGTGGTCGCAGTTGAAGTGGCAAGATAACGACCCAAGCACGGCGAAATATGAGTGCGAGAAATGCCGCGAGCGGTTTGCTGAGATCCACAAGCCGGTGATGCTGCGCAAGGGCGAGTGGCGCGCGACGGCACCAAGCGATGGCAAGACGGCAGGGTTCCAGTTGTCGGGGCTTTACAGCCCGCTTGGTTGGCTGAGTTGGTCGGACATGGTGGATGACTTCCTGCGGGCAAAGGCTGATGCGCCGATGTTGAAGTCGTTTGTAAACACCCGGTTGGCGGAAACCTGGGAAGAGGATTACGCGAGCAAGGTGAGCGCCGACGCTTTGTTGCAACGTTGCGAACCCTATGCAGCCGGCCGCTTGCCGGAAGGCGCGCTGGTCGTGACGATCGGCGTTGACGTACAGGGTGGCGGCGGATCTGCGGGCGATCGCCTGGCGGTGAGTGTGTGGGCGTGGGGGCGCGAGGAAGAGGGCTGGTTGGTGGACCACCAAGAGATCTACGGGGATCCATGCCGGCCAGAAGTGTGGAAACAGCTGGACGTTGTGGTGCTGCATGAATGGGAACACGTGAGCGGCGCAAAATTGCGAGCCGATGTAGTGGCGTGCGATTCCGGCGGCCACGCGACAGCGGAGGTGTACCAATACGCGCGGGAGCGGCAGGCGCAGGGCGTGATAGCGATCAAGGGTCAAAGCCAGCGGGGCAAGCCGCCGATTGGCAAGGCGACGAAGGTGGACATCAACGCGCGAGGTCAAACGTTGAAACGTGGCGCAATGGTGTTTCCGGTGGGCGGCGACACGATCAAGACCACGTTGTTCGGCCGGCTTAAGCACAACGAACCCGGACCAGGCTATTTGCACTTTCATGCGCAAACTGGAAACGAGTATTTCGATCAGCTAACGGCTGAAAAACAGTCGTTGCGTTATGTAAAGGGCTTTCCGGTTCGGGAATGGGTTAAAAAACCAAGCGCCAGGAATGAAGCATTGGATTGCCTGGTGTACGCCTATGCGGCGTTAAATCGGATGTATCAGCGTTACGACCGCAGAACCATCTGGGACCAGCTAGAAAAGCGCCTTGAAAAGCCAGTAGAGAAGGCAAAGCCGGCGCAGCTAAGATCGAACCAGAAGGCATTCGTTGCCAACTGGTAAGGCCGTGAACATCCCCGCGACAATCCAGGCCGGTGACACGGTGCAGTGGCGTGACGATGCCACGTCGGATTATCTCGGCAATGCAGTTACCAGCACTGACTGGACGCTGAAGTATTACTTGCGCACAAACACGGCAAGCGCGGGGACGACAGTGGTGGGCACAGCTTATGGATCCGGCTGGGCTTTCACCCTGTCGGCGGCCGTGAGCGCCACGCTGGCTGCTGGGACTTACTATTTCCAGGCCATTGCCACCAAGGGCACGGACAGCATCACGGCTGGTGCTGGTCAGGTCACTGTCAAGGCCGCGCTGAGCTATACGGGCACCCCTGGCGCGTTTGATGGGCGGACGCAAAGCGCGATTGATTTAGAGGCGGTGCAAGCTGCGATCCGCTCCATGGTCAGCGGCGGCGCCGTGCAGGAGTACACAATCGGCAACCGGCATCTGCGGAAGATGTCGATGACTGATCTGATGGAATTAGAAGGCAGACTGAAGGCACGGGTTTACCGCGAGAGAATCGCGGAGGACATGGCCAACGGCCTTGGCAACCCCCGCAACCTATTCGTGCGGTTCCACTGATGCCATTCGGATTCTCTATTCGTGAAGCCCTTGGTTTCAAGGCCAAGGCTGAGCCGCAGGTGCCGGCGGTGACACCACGGCGCCGGTCGTATGAAGGCGCGATGCTGTCGCGGCTGACCAGCGATTGGATCAGCCAGGGCACCAGCCAGGATGCTGAGGTGCGCGGCAGCTTGCGCATCTTGCGCAACCGCGTCCGGCAGCTTGTCAGGGATAACGATTACGCCCGCCAGGCGTTGCGTGCCATTGCCACCAACGTGGTGGGCACCGGCATCAAGTTTCAGTCGCAGGTGCGCAAGCAGCGCGGCGGCAAACTCGACACCAAGATCAACGATGCCATCGAGGCGGCATGGGCGGATTGGTGCCGCAAGGACAGCTGTGATGTGGCCGGCCGCATGTGCTTTGCCGACATTGAACGGCTTGCGATCACCAGCGTGGCTGAATCAGGTGAGGTGATCCTGCGCCTGATTAAACAGCCGTTTGGGCGCTCGAAGATCCCCTTGGCGCTGGAGATCATTGAATCTGATCTACTGGATGACAACTACAACGGCGTTGGCGAGAACGGCAATGAAGTCAGGATGGGTGTTGAGGTAGATCGCTGGCAGCGGCCAGTGGCCTACTACTTTTTCCAAAAACACCCCGGTGATTTTCAGTACGGGCAAAAAGGCAACCCCTATCAAAAACGGGTTCGGGTGCCGGCTGAAGAAGTCATCCATCTGTTCCGCGCCGATCGTCCGCTTCAAACACGGGGCATTCCTTGGTTTGCTTCGGCGCTGACCCGGCTTCACCATCTCTCGGGCTACGAGCAAAGCGAGGTGATTGCGGCACGCGCTGGCGCATCGCTGATGGGCTTTGTGTCCTCCCCTGAAGGCCAGCTGGTGGAGGAAGCGATTGAAGATGGCGAGCGCGTCACATCGTTTGAGCCTGGGACCATCAAGTATTTGGCGCCGGGTGAATCCTTCACGGTGCCCAGCCTCCAGCGGCCGGATACGTTTGAGCCCTTTATGCGGCAGATGCTGCGTGCCGTGGCGGCTGGCCTTGGGGTGAGCTACGAAACCGTCAGCCGCGACTTCAGCCAAACCAATTACAGCAGCAGCCGGCTGTCACTGCTTGAAGATCGTGATCACTACCGCGTGCTTCAAGATTGGCTAGTTGAAAACCTCCATCAGGTGGTGTTTGACGCCTGGTTGGATCTTGGCGTGCTTTCCGGTGAATTAAATCTGCCGGGTTACGACCTTGACGCCAAGCGTTACAACGCCGCGCGATGGATGCCTCGCGGCTGGGCATGGGTTGACCCGCTTAAAGAAGTCCAGGCGTACAAAGAGGCTGTGCGCTGTGGGTTCATGACCCAAGCAGAAGTCGTTGCCCAATCTGGTGGCGACCTTGAAGAGCTGTTGACTGCTCGTGCCGCCGAGTTGGAGCAAGCGCAAGAGCTTGGCCTCACCTTTGATACGGATAGCGGTGCCGTTGACGCGAAGGGCACAGAGCAAGCCACTCCTGATGCGACCCCTGAACCTGCATCGCCCGATGGCACCGCCCCTGTTGAGCCTGCGCCAACACCTGTGGCACCCAAACCCAAAAAACAATGATGATCCCACCAGAGCGTTCCGCCAATCCAACAGCCGCTGAAGTTTTTGCAACGCTGCTGCACGCGGCAACAACAGGGCACATGCTGCATTTGCAATCCCGCAGCTTCAGCGAGCACATGGCGTTGAACACGTTCTATAGCGAGTTGCCCGAGCTGGCCGATGACCTCATTGAGGCGTACCAGGGCAAATACGGCATCGTGGCCGATTACCCGTCTGGCTATGAACCGTTCACTGGTCCCGCCATCGAGTTTGTCAGTGCGTTGTCGGATTACTTCACAGCCTCGCGGGCTAGCATTGGCTCAGATTCCGAGCTGCAAAATCTCTGCGATGAGATTGCGCAGTTGTTTGATTCCACCATCTACAAACTGAGGTTCCTGCAATGACCGCCGTGGCTAATCCAGCCGGACTCGCTAGAGCAGGCGAAACCCGCCTGAAGATGCCAAAGATGCAGCGCTCCATTGTGATGGAAGCGCCGGTTGT